AATAAGGTTAACGAATTTATCCTCAAGATTGTGACAGTTGTAACCACTTCAATCAATATGGTTGCAGTCGATCTTGATGATTTTTTAAGCATCACAAATGCTTTTAAAGATTTCCAAAAATTAATCCCAGATATGAGGGATATTGTGGATATGATTTATGGTGCTTATCAATTCGTTATCACTCATTGGGATAATATTATTTCTGGTGAGTGGGATAAACTTCCTCTTTATAGAGATGAGGTTAAGAACTTTGAGACTGAAGTTCGTATTGTTGAGACTGCTTTTCCTCATGCTATTAAGCGTGATGAGGAATTTCTTAAAACTATGTATAAATTAGATTTGAGAACTTTTGAGAAGCGTTTAGATAATGCGCTCAAGGAGTCTCGACGAATTGCATCACGATGCACAAGTCAAACACAGAAATTAGCAATAGGTAATTATTGCAGGAGACTATATGAGTATCAAGCTCAATGGTATTCTTCAAAGAAAGATACTCCATCAAAACCTCAGCCATATGGTGTGAAGGTTTCAGGACCATCTTCTTGTGGTAAAAGTACTTTGACTGATATGATGGCCAAAGTTATTGCAAAAGCTTACGATTTTGATCCTAATGATGAAGGTCTTGTAGCTGTTGCTAATTTATCTGAAAAATTTGAGTCTACTATTCTCCCCCAACATAAGATTATTTCTTGTGATGATGTGGCAAATAGTAGAGTCAATCGCCCCGACTATGATAAACTCCTTAATTATATTAATACCATGCCTCGTCCTCTGATGAAGGCTGGTGTTGATGAAAAAGGAGAATATTATCCCAATAATGTTGCCTGTATGGTAACTACTAATGTGGAGGATTTGGGTGTTTGCGAATACTCAAATTGTGGTGAAAGTATTCTTCGTAGATTCAAATTACATGTCGATATGAGAATCCGTGAACAATTCAGAAATGAATTTGGAGGGATTATTGAACTCGATGGTATTAGATATGATATCTACGAGTTGACCCTGAAACGCTTCTCGCATATTTGCTCACAATCAGGTGAGGTTATGTGGGATGTTATCCCTCGTAGGGAATGGGTTGGTGATGAAGAAACTAAAGATAAGGATTTTCATCATCTTATGCGATTCCTTGCGAAGGATGTCAGAATTCATAAGAAGTCTCAACAACGAAAGTATGATGAGCTTCAAAAGGATTCTGCAGAGACATTTTGTAAGGAATGTGGAGTTCCTAATAAAATTTGTCTTTGCTCTGATGAATTAGAAGCACATGTTAGTGGTGGAATTATCAATTACACTTCTGATAAACTTCTAAGTTTTCAGAATGCTTTGGCAGGATCACCAACTGCCATAAAACAATGCTTGATCCAAAGATGGTTTTGGTATTCATTGTATTGCAATAGAAAGACCTTTTGTCGTTATACTCTACCTTTTTGGCTAAGTATTTTCTTAGTTGTTATTACAGGGTATAATTTCATTCGTCTAGGATTGATGTTGTCTATTGTCTTATGTGTTCAACTATATATGAGCATTAAGAAACGAATTAATGACGAGATCGATCGTAGATGTAATCTTTTATCTTCAGTTACATATGATGTTAAGGAGCATTTTGCTATGAATTCAAAGAAGTATTTTGCTTTTGGCTCTAGCTTGATTGCTCTTTATGGGATTTATCAGATAGTTAGTGCTTATCGTAAGCCTACTACTCCTGAGACCCATGATACATCTTCGTATTTGGAGAAATCACACAGTGTATTTAACGGTAACGATATTTCGAATCGTCAAGGTGATGCACGTGATTACAAAGAAGGTCTTAATCGTGCTCGTCCCGTTATGGATGAGATGAGTGCTACTACAACATCTGAGAGATTACTAAATACATTAGTGAGAACTCAACGAGTTGTGGTTATCAAGGACTCAAAAGGTAATAAGATCTCATCTGTCAATGGTATCATGGTTCATGGAAATGTGATTATGATTCCTGCCCATGCTATTCCAGTTGGGACTACATTTGACATTGAGACTACTACTAAACCTAGCGAGCCTTGTGCAAAAACCAAAGATCAAAAGATTACCGAGAGGATGTATGAAATCGATGAGGAGCATGATTTTGCCCTTATCATATTGCCTTCAGCACCATCTGGTAAGAATTTGATTAAGTACTTTCCACACAGCAGGACAACTGCTCGAGGATTAGCTACTACCCTTGTCCATAAGAAACATGATGGAACTATGTTGTTTTCTAAGCAAGCAATGAGACCTAATGAAAGTGCGATCACATATAGTAGTTCGCATAAGACAGGTTTCTTTGGCTTGTCCAACAAGAAATATCATCTTAAGGACAATTTGAGAGGAGAACTACAATTTAACTCTTTTCCAGGACTTTGTGGTTCAGTTTATCTCGATAGAGAGCATGCAATCCTTTATGGATTCCATGTAGCTGGTTATGCAAGTGGTCAACGTGATGGTTTTGCCAACATTTTGACTCAGGAAATGATTTGCTCTAAACTTGATATTTTGAAATCCAAATCACCATATCTCATTACTCATAGTGAGGGTGAAGTTATTGTGAATAGTTATGGTTTACCATACACTATTGAGCAAGATACTCCCTTATTTCAAAGGGAGGATGGATTGAAGGATAAGAGTATTGCAACTTATCTAGGTAAGGTTAAGCATGATGGTTGTGAATTAACTAGCAACGCTCGATCTCCCTATATACAGACAATTTTTGAAGGTGTATCAGAGGAGTTTGGACGTAGTAAATTCAAGCCACCAAGCCATCCTAATAGTGTAGAAAAGACTATGAAAACTTTGAATAAATTGACTGACCCTGTGCAACATTATGAACACGATATCCTGAATAAGGCTATCGATGATTATGTTCAGGAAACGGTTCAAATTATTCAACAAAATCCACAAGATAAAGCTTTATTTAGAATTTATTCTCAAGATGAAGCAATGAATGGTACTGGAGACGGTATTCTTTCAGGTATTCCTAATGATACCTCTTGTGGTTTCCCTATTAATAAATCAAAGAAACATATTTTCGTACGAGATGAATACGATTCATCAATCGTTCAGACCCCACGCGAATTTAATGATAACTTTGATGTCCAATCAGAGATCGATAAGATTATGGTTGGTTGGAGTGAGGGAATTCGCTCAGAAGCTATCTATAAGGCTAGTAGTAAAGTTAATGAACTATTACCTAATAAGAAAGCAGATGAGAAAGTCAGGAAATTCTATGGTTCTCCAGTAGCAAACTTTATTGCATCAAGGAGAGCTTTAGGTGCAATTCCTGAATTTATGCTTCGGCATTCGACTATAACTGAATGTATGGTTGGTGTTAATGCAACATCTACTCAGTGGACGAAAGTTTATAATACATTGACTAGATTTAATACTACCCATATGATAGCTGGTGATTTTGCTGGCTTTGATACTCGTATGGCTGCGCAGATTACAACTGCTGCTGCTCATGTGATTATCGAATGGTATAAAGCTGCAGGTATGTGTGATGAGGATCTTATGATCGTTAAAGGTGCACTATCTGACATTGTCCATCCTAATATTCTTATGGATGGTGATTTATATCGTTTTGCTAATGGTAACCCCTCAGGCAATTTGATTACAGTTCAATTAAATTCTATCTGTAATTCAATAATGATGAGGTATTGTTACTATTACATGAATCCTAAAATCAATTATCGATTTGCACAGAACGTTGCACTTATTACCTATGGTGATGATAATGCTATGTCTGTGTCGAAAACTTGTCCATGGTTCAATCACACTTCTTGTCAAAAGGTTTTTGCAGGAGTTAATATTGATTATACTATGGCTGATAAGGGTTCAGAATCCGTACCTTATATTGATATCAGCGATATCTCATTCCTCAAAAGAAATTTTGTAGTACATGAGACTTTAAATTGTATCGTTGCACCAATAGAGGTTGATTCCATCTGCAAGAAATTCTATTATTTGAAGAAACCATCAGAGAGTCCTCTCTCTTTTGAATCTCAATTTTCGGATTATTGCGATGGATCTTTTCGTGAAGCTTACTTACATGGTAAGAAGTTTTACGAGAGCTTTTGCAATAGTATTCGTACTATTGTGAAAAAGAATCCATCATTGGATGGGTTTGTTTCCTTCTTGACTTACGATGAGATGACAGAGACTTTGAAGCCAGCCTATGGTTTGGCTCCAAAGCCTATTGCTATCAATTTGTAAGTTAGGAAATTCCTATAAGTTTTCTTTGGAATTCGTAAACTTTAAGCTTTGGCACACGAAATTCCCTTGTAGTACCTGATTTACCCAGTTATTATCTGCTCCGGATGATTTCTGCAGGAATGGTACTCTTGTTCCTTTGGAGGATGATGTGATAGATTAATGCG